CCCCCCATTTCTTTCGTTGGTACATAAGCTCCGATGACATCGTATGTATGATTTGTGACAATGAGCGGGACATTTGCTTGACCTAGTTTGAGTGTGAGCATTCGGAACGCACCTTTGATGAGTTGGGATTTAGTCATATCCCGAACTTCCTTTTCATTCAGTGCATCAGTAATCTCTTTAGTTGTAGAGAGCATACCCAGAGAGTCTAACACAAACATACAAGGTTTGCGATCTTCTACTGGTGCTTTCAAATACATATCTACTGCTTTGAGTGCCTTTGTGCGAAACTCTTCAATGGTTACGACATTTACAACAACTAATCGGGTTGTATCAATTCCCCTAGATTCTACGAGAGATTTAGTAATAGCAGCCTCAGTATCAAAATAGAGGCAATACCCATCGGGATTGGAATTAAGAAAATTCTTAACCACAGCGAGACTGAAGAAAGTTTTTCCAGTACTAGACTCTCCAGCAATAGCAGTAATCTTATTGCCAGATACACCACCAAATACACTACCTGAGACCAGTGCATTAAAAATGTATGAACCCGTATCAACATAAGTTTCTGTTTCGTCAATATCAGAAGCAAGTTTGGTGAAGTCATCACCAATTTCTTTTACAATATCTTTTAAAAAATCCATTATGCTACCACTCCATATTGTTCACGAAGAATTTTTTTATAAGGGAGTCCTTGATCACGAAGTTCCTTAACTAGTTTAAGTTTATTATATAAATTTTTTCTACATTCTCTTTTATTAAAATCCCAATGCTCCGTATTAACAGCATCAAGAATTTCATTGAATTCTTCTTCAGTAATAGGTAAGTCCATCAATTAAAAAATGAATCAAGGTTTACAGTTTTTTCTACACTCCACCCAATAGAATCGAGTATGACTTTCATAGGTTCTAAAAATGCTTTCTCAAATTGTAAATCATAATCCACATATTTGTCAATATTCAGTTCCATCGGAAAATCTTGAATATAAGAAATTACATTTTCATGGATATGATTAGGTTTTTTTAGGTAACAAAATTTAATTTTCTCCCCATTTTGTATCAAAGAATATTTGCTGATAAGATTATTTTTTTTAATATAATGATTAAAAAGAAGTGCTCCTCGAATATGAATCGGAGTTCCCTTTTCGTAGATCGAAGTACTAGACTTATACTTGTTTACATCAGAAGCAGAACGAGGGAATGAAACTTGCTCTGGTGGAAGCTTTTTAAAATCATTTCTACTTTTTTCAATAAATTTTATTACATCATCTTCGGTTCCATTCATCATCAATTTTAAGGCATCTTTAATCATCTTACGACAAGGTGCAGGTGTTGATGATTTTACTGCTTCAATTCCCATAATCTTAAGTTTAGGTTTTTCATAACGAACACCCTCACTATCCCAGACATTAAGAATATATCTCTTTTTTGCTAACCAGATTCCACGTTCGGCAATATTCTCACGCTTCATCTGCATTTTTTGATCATAAGCATTTACATAGGTCGCCAGTTCTTGGTAGCAACTTTCAATATAGTTTTCAAGTTCCACCTTACAGACCTTATCAAGGAACGAAACAATGCCTTGAGTAGTTTTCTCTCTTCCTTTGAATACACATTCAACCAAAGGACCCATATTAAGGTAAATAGAATCAGTATCTGAAGCAATAACATAATCTACACTCTCCGTCTTAAGAATTTTGTTAAGATAGATATTCATTTTTTCCTCAATCCACCGAATAGCAACCTGCCCCGAAAGAGTAATCGCTTCTGCGTTTGCTAATTTAAAATACCTGAAATACTGATTTCCAATAGCACCATAAGCACTGTTCAAAGAAATCTTCTTAGCCATTTGGATATTATTGCACCTCGCAATCTCTTTCTCAAGTTCTTTTGTTGGAGTCTTCTCATATTCTTTCTTTGCAGAAATCATTTTCTTTTTAAAAATGACACGTTCATTATACATCTTTTCCATAAGTTCTGGAAGCATTCCACGAAAATCTTTCCGATACATTGCCCCATTAGCACATACTGCATAATCTTTATAAAGTTCAAAGTTTGTCAGTTGGTCAAGAATGTTATCTACAGAAGCAGTAGGGTGTCTATCGTCCACCAAAGTTTCGGGTGAAATATTATACATCATAATTAAATGAGGATATAGGGAATTTAAGTCAAAGTTAACAACCCAATCATAAACACCCGGTTTTGGTTCTTTTACATAAGCACCAGCATACTTTGCATCCTTCGAGGTCTTTTCTTTAGGTGGAATGACAATATTTCTTTTTTTGAGATAATTGTAGATAATATTATCCCACATCCTTACTTGAAAAAATACATCAGCATAATTTACTTTAGCATCGTAAGCCATAGTAATTGCCAATTCAATTAATTTCATTTTGTCTTCCAAACGGTCAACAAGTTCTACGTCAATGATGTTATATTCTACAAATTTTTGCCAATTTTGAGTATAAAAATCTTTGAATGTATCAAATTCAGAGTGATCAAGTTTTTTCTGCCCCAACTCAACTTCGGCAATATAATCCAGACGATATGACTCTTGTGCTTTATACGTAAACTTCTTATAAAGATCCAAATAATCTAACTGAGTAATACCACCAATATCATAGGAAATTTGCGTTCTACCTTTAATGACCATTTCCCTTTCACTAACGAGTCCCCAAGGAGAAAAAGATTTCATTATCTTTTCACCCAAAACTCTACTTAAGCGACGACAAATATAAGGAATGTCATAAAATTGAATGTTCCAACCAGTAATTACTTCTGGAGTATTTTGAGTCCAGTAAGAGAGAAAATTTTGAAGAAGTTGGTATTCTGACCCACATTCAATATATTTTACATTAGATTGATTACATTTAAATGAATGCAAACCCCAAGTAATAATTTGCTTAGTAGCATAATCCTGAATAGTAATTGCCAAGATTTCTTCCGAAGCAGATTCGGTATCAGGAAATCCATTTTCTGATGCAACTTCAATATCAAGAGTTACTAGTTTAATTTTAGTTATATCAAACTTAATTTCATCTTCAGGATATTTTTCCGAGATGTACTGAAAAACATAACGATCGTTTCCGTAAATTTTAAATCCATCTACACTCTCGTATTTTTTATAAAACTCTCTACAATCACGAACTGAACCAAGAACAATTGGTTCTACATTTTCACCATCAAGAGTTTTATATTTTGATTCTTTTTTAGAAGGAACAAAAAGAGTTGGGGAAAACTCTTCTTTGAACATTATACTCTTACCATCATCATAACCTCGAACGAGAAATTGATTCCCGATCATCTGCACATTAGTATAAAATCTCATTTAATCAGGTTCTCGTATTTTTCAAGTAGTGTTGGAGTTGGATCAGCAAGAGTAAGAATCTTATCCGAACTTATCATAAATGTATCTTCTTTTGTATATCCACAAAGAAATGGTTCTAATGTTTGATCATTCTTAACAACAAACGGGTTAACCAGTTTGCAGTCAGGTTCTCCAATATCTGATACAACTTCTTCAATCCGACTGATTAGAATTAGACTGTTTGTTAATGCTAATACTTTCGTTAGATTCATCTTCTTTAATACCTAATACTTGAGTTTCATAAAGTTCTTTGAGATTATCTACTGGTTCTACAAGAGACACAATATAATTAGGGTGCAACTCAATAGTAGAATCCTTAGATAAAGTAGGCCACCTTCTCAAAGAGATGCTGTACTGGTTTTCATCATTTTCCTGGTCTAAAATTTTATAAGTACCATTAATAGCGACCTTACAAGGATTCTCAAGAATGTAACAGACCATTCTTTCTTCAATAAATCCTTCTTTAATATCCGAAATTATATTTTCTCCAGATTTAAGAATTGCAAGTTTTACGGTCATAATAATCTCATACCTCCTGGTATTCTACCAATAAAAAAAGGAGGAGTCAAGTTTCTCCTCTTTTTCTTGCCTCTCTCATTTTTGCTTTTTCACTCATTTTTCTTTTTGTTTCTTCGCTCATTTTCTTTTTTACGTCACTCATTTTATTGGTATTTACAAAAAAGGGGAAGAAATACTGGATTTTACCAGTTACCTCCCCATATGCGCCGAACGATATTTGGGATTGCCCGATATTATTTATAGATAATCTTTACGCTTATGATGGTCTGGTACAATTTTCTTTAAGTTGACAGAGAGGAGTCCATCTTCAAATGAGACATCTGCGACTTCTGTATCGTCTGCCATTGTCCATGCTCTCTTGAAAGATCGTTGAGCCAGTCCCTTATGGACGTAGTTGGTGTCGGATTCCTTATCCTCTTTTTGTCCTTCGACAAATAGTTTCCCATCTTGTGTATAGACATAAACCTCCTTCTTCTTAAATCCAGCAAGTGCAAGTTCAAGTCGTGATT